TGGGTAACGGATTCGCCTAGGGTTTCACCTAATGCGTACAATTCTCTTCTTGAGTAACTTCTCATATCTTTGCCTCTACAATTCTGTAGCGTTCTTCAAAACCATATCTACTCCACAAACGGGCTATAGACTCTCTAGCAGCACCTTGTATTTTTGTTGCTCCAAGTTGCTTAAATATACTTGCCATCTGAGCATACGTATCTTTGTTAGATATTAATCTACCGCCAATAAACGTAATAAAAGCAATCCGGTCATTTGGCATATTTAAAAATGTTACCGTTGCCGCACCGTGTATTGCTCCCTGCTCATCTACTGCTACCAATAACAACCACTGCCCAGTACAAACGTATGATTTTACTTGCTCTAGCGTGTAATCATCACCACCGTATTTTTGCGCTTCTGCTATATGTTTTTCAACATCTGGCCATACTTGAGCGCAATAATTAACGTTTACGTGCTTAACAATCATGCTGGCATGTACTTATCAGCTGTAATCTGTTTACCTTGTTTCGTAGTCCCAGTACGGGCTTTACGAACTTTATTCATCATTGCATATAACTTTTTAGCACCAGCATCGGTAGAACCTTTGCCTAATTCTCTGACTTTCTCTGGAGCTACGATAGCTTCACCATTGGCTACACGAGCAGGCTGTTTGCCTTCAATGCTGGTATGGATGTCATCACTCATGCCATCGCCGTGTCCCATAATAGGACTAGCACCTAGATGTCTTTGCAATGCTTTTAAACCAGCATCCGTAGAGCCGTTACCAAAATGGCTTACTACGTCAGCAGGAACTACAAAAGAACCTTCTTTTAAATGAGGAACTCCACCCGTACTGAATGATGCGCCAGCCCTAGGAGTAGGTTGGTTGCCCATTAAAGACTGAATACCTTGAGATGCCTGCTGTGAGGTAATCCCATATTGTGACATAAGGTCTTGTAATTGCTGTGGTAATGCAGTGCTTTTTTGCATTAAATCTGCAGGTGCTATGCCTTGGCTTGGTACAGATCCGGGCATTGGAGTAGGAGCGCTGGAAACGTTTCCACCTGTAGCATAACCATATGCTGATGCACGTAATGGTTGATAGTTAGGCGCTAGTGTTCTGCCTAGGCCATAGGAAGCAGCAGAAGGCGGTGTATAGCCGGGCAAATAGTTAGGCTTCATTGCATTAGACTTTTGCAATGCTAATAGGGTTGCAATACCAGCAGCGCCTAAAGTGCCTTTTTGAGTCCAGTTAAGACCTTTTCCAGAAGTATCTGTAAGGTTTTTCCAATACTGCTCATACCAAGGAGTGCCTGCAGCTTGAGGGCCACCTACTTGTAATTGCTTTAATTGATCTGGAGTAGGGGTTTCTATGTTGGTTTGTGGCAACTGATCCGTTGGAATTTTTGGAAAACCATAACTTGTAGCGTCTGGACCAGATTGCAAAAATGGTTGCATACCGGGTTGGTTTGGTTGCCAAGCGGAAATATCTCCACCCTCTCCCGGCAATACAACGTTTTGTCCTTGGTAAGTCAGCGAACGATCAGGAATCTGTGGCGCAGCAGGAACATTAGATACTACGTCCTGATTTACAGGAACTAATGGAGTTTGGTCATTAGATGCTACTGGAGCATATTGGTTAGGATTCTGTACAAAAGAATCCATTTGACCTTGGTTCCAAGCTTGTAATTCTTGAGGGCTTAATGCGTTATTAACGTTATTTAAGTTGTTTGCTACACTAGCCCCAGTTGCCGCTTGGCTTAGGCTTGGAAGAATAGAGCTCATGCCCTCATAGCCTAACTCAGCATCGGTTGGACCCATTAATTCAGCGCCAACAAGAGGGGCGTCTGCGCCTCCTGTAGCAATCAGGGATGCTATTCCTAGTCCAGCTCCCACTGCTGGGAGTATTGCATTGCCGCCGCCACCGCTCATAATAGGTCCTTTACCTCAATTTTATTGGATTTTATCATTTAAACTGCCGATCCGGAAGCATTTACCCATTTTGTTCCATTCCACCATATTGGATAGCCTAGAGTGGTATCAAAGTAAACCTGCCCTGTTTGGCGCCCTGTTGTGGGTCTATTATTTGTAGTGCCAGAACTTGGTACTTGGGTGGCCTGAGTATAGTTATTGAGCTGGTTAAAATACAGACGCATCGTATTGAGCATCTGGTTCTCAAACTGGGTATCATAGGTTTGAGGAGCAGCTACCGGTAAGTTTGGCGGCGTTGGGTTTAACGGAGTACCGTTATAGTTGTTATAAGTTGGAATAGTCATTAACGGCGTCCATCAGGTCTAATATCAATACGTGGAGCGCCTAATTGCCAAGCTACACCCTGTCCAGTAGACTCTAATCTAAATGCCATTTGACGGCCTCGAACACGGGTATATACCTGCCCAGTAAACTGATTAACCGTATAAGCTGGCACAGAAACAGAAAAGTCTTGACTACTTAAAACCTGTGGATTATCTACGTTAGTATTGTAGGCTGAACCAGAGTTTTGGCGTGGTTGTAGCTGGATAGTTACCGACGGCTGGTTAGTTGTAGAACTATTAAAGTTTACGTCAGGCAACATTCTCCAAACAAAACCAAAGCTCTGCCCGTCACCAATATCAAAGTCTGAAGACTGAATATAAGCATCTATAGGTTGGGTGCTGGAAGTAGACTGATCGTCGTTGCCGTTTTCGTGGTAAAGCAATCTACCGTTATAGTCAGCTGCAATTGGGTAAGGTTGGGTTCCAGTTTGTAGCCAAGCACTGCGAGCCATTGTGCCGTAATACCAACATTGGTCTAAATAGTTATAAACGATGTATTTATCTACAGATGTATTTAAACTGGAGTTACTAACATAAAACCACCAGACTTCGTTAAAGCCTTCATTAGCGCCAGCAAATACTTGGTAGCTTTGATCTTGGTTAATATCTTCAAATAAATATTGTTTTAACGAGCAAGGTAAAGTTTTTACTGTACCGTCATACATATAGAAACGGTCACGACCCATCCAATAGGTAATATTGTTTACGGTAATCGTAGCGTTTGGACCCATAACAGATATGTTGTCCATCAAAATCTGGAAACCCCAAACATATGGCGCACCAATATATTGCATGGAATATATTGCTGAATCTGTCCAAACCAAAATCTCTTGGCGAGTTGCACGGGCACACATAATGTATGAGCCGTTTGTTAAAGTATATTCACCCGACTGGTTGGTAAGTTGTGGAATCCATTGATATTGGTTAGCTTGATCAGACCAGCGCACAGTCATAGGATTAAATGCGGTATTGGCATTATTTGGACTATATTGGTTTGCCCCAAAACAGATAATAAATTCTTGAACCTCTGATGAAATAACTTGATAGGTTTGAGTTGGCACAAACGCACCAGCATAAGAAAAGTTATAGTTGCCCGCATTAACACCAGTTGTAGGTGAAGTAATCGGTACAGATGTAGATCCGGTTATGTAGCTTGAAGCCACTTGAGTTCCCGCAGTAATGTGAGTACCAGTAATTTCCATGTAAGGAAAAATATACGGCGCATTAGCTGTGCTAACCGTTATGGTTGTAGCGCTGGCAGTAAATGTAGAAGCATCGGTAACTGCAGTTGTAGAATTAGCTAAGTTGCTTAAATATTGAGCGCGGGTTGATACTGTTCCGCTATCTTGCCAATAAAATACTGGACCACCACGAGGAGCTAATACAAGGTCAGCACCAAAATTATCGTTAGACCAAAGGCGTAACTGTTGTCCAACACCCGAAGAATACGCAGAACCCCACGTTCCTCGACCCCAAGGACCAGCACCCCATCCTGTGCCAATGGTATAAACGTTTAGACCGCTAGGATAGTTATAGGCCGCAGTTACTGTGCCACCACCAGTTGCTGTACTTGTTGCATTAGACCCAGCATTAATTGTGTATGTAGTTGAACTTGGTACAGTTAAGACTTGATACTGTCCACTAATAATTAAACCGCCAACCGCCGTTGCACCAGAAAAATTAACAAAATCCCCAATACCCGGATTATAGGAAGCGTCAGATACAGTTACGATTGATGAAGCTGATGCTGTTGTAAAAGGGTTAGTTAACATATCTGTTTGTATGATTGGGGTAACATCGTTATAGACACCACCGGTATAAATGTAATAGTGGTTATTTGTGCCAACGCCAATATACTGAGTACCAACACCAGCATCTCCATCTAACCATACCCAAATAGAACGGGCAACTCCAAGAAATTGATTAGGAGATAGCTGTGTCCAGCCTCCAATTTTTTCAGGTAAACCAGAACGAAAGCGTATTTTATCACAGTCGTACCAACCACCTTCGTTACTGTAAATAGTGCCTTCTCTATAAACACCCGGCCTAAATTGTAATTTTTGTAACGGCATTAAACCACCTCAAACCGGTTAGATTTTGTTAAATTGTCTTGCCTTGAGATTACTTTTAAGTTAGATGGCACATGTAAGCCTGATACATTTTTTCCTAACAAAGGAATATCATGGTCCACTTCCCAAGGGTTACCAGTTATTTTAGTCAATAAAGCCGCTAATTGATACTGAGTTTGTATGCGCTCAAAATCAATAGGAGTTAACCAATTTGGAGTTCTAAGTCTAATATGTTTTTTACGCCTAGTAGTATTTGCTATTACTCTACCGGGGTTTGCTTGTTTCCAAGCTTTAGTTCTAGCTCGCACTTTTTCTGGATCTTCTAAAGAAGTGCCTTTATTTGCACGGCGAATGGTTTGAAGTTTATTCTCCCTAGCTCTATAAGCGGGATCTTTTCTTCTTTCTTTTTTCCATTCTTGTTTGTTAAACATGCGGGTTTACCCTAGTATTTGTTTTGCTTTAGTTATTTTAGCAATTCTGTCATCTAAACCCAAGGTCCCGCCGTTAATTCTTTTGGTCATCTGACCGTACTCTTGAGCATCTGCTAGGTCATTAAGACCAGCTTTATTCCAAAACCAGCCTGCGCTCAAAGACGCATATTTAGGATCAAGCAACCAATTAGGGTTCCCAACAAAATCCACACCCAAACCAGATCCGCATCGCTCATAGTTCTCTTTGCCAGTAAGCTGAATTAAGCCTCTGCCGTGGTATTTCCAGCCATCACCAGACTCCTCGTCACCATTGCCCATACGACCCGCATATACCTTATTAGCGATCTTTTCTGGGTTATTAGCGTATTGAATAGCATATTCTAATGTAGTAAAGCGAGATGGCCACACCTTCATCAAAGACTCAGCTTTGTAGTGTAAGTTCTCTTCTAATGTTTTAAAGTTATTAGATTCATGCATGCATTGACCTAAGAAAGAGGCCTGACGTTGGGTGGTGCTGATGTTGTACTTAATAAAAGTATCCATCAATGGTTGATACCATTTTGTATCAATTCCTAGCTGGGTTAATTGTTGTTCAGTCATTTAATGCCTACCTGTTCATTTATCCACTTTTGTAACTCAACCAACATTAAGGTTGTTTGGGCGCAGTTTGCAGCAAGTTCATTGTAGGAGGAGACAACATCAGCTGACTTGGGGGCTGCGGAAATGCCGGACACGGAGCCGCCACCATTGTTGCTCCACACGCTTGTAGACTTGTAATAATTACGCAGAGTATTAAGCTTCGCATCGTATTCATCAGATATTCCTTTAGTTACTAATTCATGTTGTTTTTGGATTGCCGCTGTTTGGTCCGCTTGTTTTTGTGCAGTAATAGCAACTTCATCTTTGAATTGAACAAAACGCAAATGCTCCACATAAAAGCCAGCTCCAAAACCGCCAACAGCCAAAGCCAAATATATATAAATTTGGACACTAGACCCACCTATAAAACTGGTAGCTAAACTAAATAAATTTTTCCACATTATTGTGCGTCCGGTTCAGCACCAGCCATTTGTTTACCAGCAACAGAAGCAGCACCGGAACCAGAAACAATACCTAATGCACCAGCTAATTCGGTCAAACTAATATCTTTGCCGGTATAAATTAAATAAATTGCGGAACAACCAACAAGGAAAAAACCTAGCATCCATGCCCATTTAGCAATATCGTGTGTCTCGTTGTCTTTACCAGTTAGAATATGTTTTAGTATGTCGTTCATTAAATTACTCCCAATACAAATTTAAGCCATAAAGTCACAATCAAAGCAGCTACAAAACAATAAAACTGCACCCGCCTTACTTCTTTTAAATCATGCTGGAACTCTTCGTTATCTTTTCTTTGAAGGTTTTCAATATCCAGCTTAATTTTTAATACTGCTTCCCACTCTTTTGCACCGTACTTCTTTACAAAATCAATTTTCAATTTTGCCTCCTCATCGGAGATTTGTTTCTTACGCTTCCACTCTTCAAGCGCTTTAATCAGCGCCCTTTCTTTCTTTACTTCTGCTTCCCGTCTGGCACGGATGCGTTCTTGTGCCTGACGCTGCGCTACTTCTAAACCATCTTTTTGTATATTTTCAATCTGCTTAGAAACTGATTTACTTGCTTCACGAGCAGAATCTAAGCTTGCATTAAGCCCTTTGACTCCTTCTGAAAGTCCTAATGGGTCTGGCATAACACACTTTTTTCACCTTACGTTTTAATAATAAAGCTAATACCAAGGTATGGAGAAATGGTAGTTGCTGCAGTACCAGAACCAGTATTACCAATAGATACAGAAATATTAGTAACCTCAACGGAAACGTTACCGCCACCAGAGTTACCAGAAGAACCCATTGCCGCACCCGCTCCGCCGCCATTGTATGCGCCGTTATATAAAGCATGGTGGTAGTGACCGGGATCTGTAACAGATGCGCTATGGCTGTGTGCTGGCAAATTAGATGTACTTAAAGTTGTAGTAGAAGAACCGCCAGTAGCGCCAATCGTAGCCGCAATAGTACCTTTACCAATAGGCATTCTATCTGTGTAGTTTGGTAGGTTAAATGTTGTAGATCCGTCACCAGAACCAAAAGTTGTTCCGACAACCCCATAAAGAGCAGAGTAGGTTGTACGAGAAACAGCAGAGCCATCACATAATAAATACCCACTAGGTGCGCTAGTTGTAGGCCACATAGAAATCTGACCGGTAATAGTAGCGCCTGAAAGAGCGGTTTGTACAAAAGCAGTAGTAGCGCCTTTAGTGGAGTTATCAGAACTGCTTGGAGTAGGCATTAAAGGGCTTGCAGAGAATACAGAAGACGCCGTAGTGTTTGTAAATGCAGCCGTTCCAGAAATTGTTAAAGATCCAGCGGTTACAGAGCTAGCAGTTAAAACGCCTGTATCGGTTACGCCAGTTGCAGTTAAAGTACCATTTACAATAAAGTTACCGGCAGAACCTGTTTGGGCTGAAAAAAATCCAGTAGACCCATCACAATAAACTTGAGCTGTGACTCCGTTAGGAATAGTAATAATAGAACCCGTAGAAGCACCAATCTGGATAGCGTATCCGCCAGTAGTATTATTTGAGACAATATAGAATTTAGGCACTAAAGGCGCAACGACTTGGTATATACCCGAATTGGTTCCGGTAACGTTTAATACCATATTACGGGCTTCATCTGAAACACCGTTTAGGTTGGTCATCGTATAGTTAGCATTTGTCATAGGGATATTTACTACCCCAGCGACAGCCTGTTCAATCAAAGTCCAGTTAGTATTGGTAGTATTACCCCATGTACCAGATTGGTCACCAGTACCAATTTCTTGGATTTTTAGACTAGTTGTATACGTTGATGCCATATTTGTCCTTTAATACTGTGTATTATTAATTTGTTGCCAGTTAGGGTTTTGATCGTCCCCTGTATTTGTCCAAGTAATACTTTGGTTATTGTTTACAGCCTGCCAAGTTACGGTCTGGTCATCATCAATTCTAAACCATCCATAGGCAATTTGGGTATCAATAAATGTGATTAACTCGGCTATTGAAGGTTTAAAATTAGCCTGCGCTGCCCAAACATCTGTTAGATTGAACGACTCTAGCACTGTCGTAGCAAACCCAGCGTTACCCGTGTAAGCATCTGAAAATGAAGGGTTTTCTGAAATAGCGCCTACAAAGTTAGCATTTGCTGCCCAAACATCTGAGAATGTAACCGTATCTGTATCCGTTACGTTGGCATTTAAAGAACCGGTTTGAACGGCTGTAAGTGTAAACGTTTCCGCATCGGTAGGGGCAAATGCCGCCTGAGCCGCTTGGGTTGTAGTTAAAGTAGTTGTTTCTGAAACTGTCAGCGTTCCAGTCCAGTTTCCAGTATAGGCATCCGATAAAGTAAAAGATTCATTGACAAAAGGACGGAAATCAAAACTTGGGCTATCCCCGTCCGTACTAGTAAAAGATTCAGAATCCGTTACATTAAAGGCAGCAGGTCCAGCATAAGAATCGGATAGAGTAAAGCTTTCAGAAACCGAGACAGGATAAGACGTTCCCCCTAAAGAGGCAAACGGTGACTGTGCAAAGGCTGAGATTCCAAACATTAGAAATATGCTGTAATAATAATAATGCCACCAGAACCATTTCCGCCAGCCCAACCAGATGTACCAGCAGCGCCTCCAGATCCAGCAGAACCAACTGAATACGCATAAGTAGCAGACGGAGACGTAATTAATTTTTCCAAATAACCGCCAGCACCGCCACCACAAGCTGCATTTTGACCAGCGGGAATATTACCAGCACCAGCACCACCTGCGCCATATCCAGTTGCAGCATATCCATTTACACCTGTATTTGGAGTGGATCCTCCTAAACCTAATAAATTGCTACCTCCAGCGCCAGCATTAGTACTTTGAGCGTTGTTAGAAACGCCCATACCGTTTTGACCTGTAATATTAATATCACCACCACTAGCGGTACCACCAGAACCACCAGTAAAATAATTTGGCGATCCTGAACCACCATTACAAGTTAAAAATGCGCTACCAAAAGTTGTGTTGCCACCACTTGTGCCATTTCCTGGGCTTGTTCCGTTTCCTGATCCACCAGCACCGCCACCAGCCATACGAACAGTAAGATAAGAGCAATTAGCTGGAGTTGTATAGGTACCAGATCCAGACGTATAAACAGTTACGGCTGGACTAGAGGACATCATTGCCCCTTGGACTTTAGTTAGAGCCATTTGGTAATCCTTTAGCTGGTACTTCCCACAGCCATGTTGTTGTGTTTAATGTTGCATTTTCAGATGGTTTTGGTGGAATAAATACATCATTTTCTCTGTCGTATGTAAAACCAATTCCAGCAAAATTACCACGAAGCGGAGTGCCACCTAAAAGATGTTTGTTTCCTTGGGTATTGTAGGATGTTTGAATCCACTCACCGGGACTTGTATCTACAAATGTATCAAAAAAGTCTTGTTCTGCAACAATAACTTGCTCAACAATTCCGTTGTGAACTTTAGCGAAATGACTCATGCCGTATATGTCCCCGAAGATTTAAAAATCATTACTGTATTTGAACCATTAGTAACTACTGTTGGACTTCCAGTTGTAGTACCAGAATATGTCCCAGTTGGAACAGAAAGAATAAATACACCTGAACCACCTGATGGAGAAGTTCCACCAGATAAACCATATCCACCTGAACCTCCACCTGAATTTGCAGAGCCGTTGGTTGGATTTGTTACTGTTCCACCACCACCATTACCTAACGCACCAGTTCCACCACCACCATAACCACCAGCAGCAATCGTTCCCGAGTTATAAACAGAACCAGAACCACCACCAGCAAAATAAACCGAAGAACTTACAACTTGACCAACTGAAGCGGATGTTGCTTGAGCTGTGGTAATAATAGTAGTTACAGCACCAACACCACCTGCACCAGCATTTGTTCCGCCATTACCGCCAATTCCACCAGCACCGCCACCACCGCCAGATCCATAGTTTCCTGATGCTCCAGCAGAGTTACCGCCAGCATAGCCTTGACCTGAAGTTCCTGATGCACCTGTGGTATAGGAACCTGAACCACCACCTCCACCTGAACCCCCGCTTGAAGGTGCTCCTGAACCGCCACCACCGTCAGCGCCATAACCACCACCAAGAGCGGTTAATCCAAAAGCAGTAGAGTTTGACCCGTTTGCTTTGGCGCCACCCGCTGCTCCAGCTCCAACAACAAAAGTATATGTTGTGCCAATAGATAATGAATAGGTTCCTGTTAACAAACCGCCAGCACCGCTTCCACCAGATGGAGCACCACCAGCACCACCAGCTACAAGTAAATATGTTCCTGTATAAATAGGTGGAGTTGAAACTGTTGTCCAGCTAGTACCGTTGTAATATTCTAAGCCACCATAACTTGAATTATATCCAGTTAATCCAGCGACACCCGTAGGGCGAGTAGCCGTAGTCCATGTTGGCATTTGAAGTGAACCGTTAGAACCGAGTGCTGCTAAGTTAGCTGCTTGTGTCATTCTGCTGCCTCCGGTGTATTGCCTTCAGCTACCCATTTTAAGTAGGCTTGGTAGTCTGTGTTGGATGGGTCAAATGGAATTAAAGCTCCGTCTGTTAAACGAATTACGCTATATGCTTTTCCGTCAGGTGCGTTTTGTTGTAATTTATACATTTTATAACTCCGCAGAAAGAACCGCTACAACATTACCAGAGCTACCGCCACCAAGATAAAAATTGGTAGTTCCACCATAAAATCCAACTTGATCAGGTTGTGCATAAATTGTTGGTGTTGTGCCACTCCATGCGCCACTATTTTGAAGCGTTAAAGAAGGTGCTGACCTAAATGTTGCTTTTAAAGGCCACCAAGCCCAAGTAGTTCCGCAATTTGCTGATGATAAATAAATTCCAAAACCATTTGCTTCAATAACTTGTGCATAACGCTGGCATAAAGCTAATTCTTGACCATATTGGCGATACTCATATCCAGTAGCACTACTTCCTACTTCTAGTTGAACACCAGTAATGTAGAAGGTTGCACCGCTTGTTCCTACTACGGATGTAGCACCTGTGGCTGAAAAATAGTTATTTGCCGACCAACTACCAGCAGTTCCGCTAAATGAAGAACCACACCCTAAACCAAACGCTACTTGAACTCCTGTGCCATTATTTGTTACCCATGTTCCGCTTGTTGGGCCAGCAATAGTTATTGAAATTTGCGTCCAAGTGTTTGCTGAAGAAATGGTGTAAGTGAAGGGATATGCATAAGAAGAACCTTGACCATTATTTAATGCACCACCAAAAATTCCTGTTAATGAAGATTGCACCCAAAATGACAAAGTAACTGTTTTTGCATTAGCAGTTCCCCACCCTAAATCTGCAATATTTAATCCTTCAATTCCTTGATAAAACAAAAAGTAATCACCACTTCCTACAGAATATGCAGAAGAAGAAGTAAAACTTAATGAATTAACAAATCCTGCTGGTGCAGTAGATGATTGATTGGCGGTTCCTTTTGATGATTGTGATGCAGTATAAGACCATCTATCAACGCTATATCCACTAGAAGTTACACTTGCACCACGCTGAAAAATTGTCATCGCACCATTAATAATGCGGTTCTTCATAATAGAAGCATTACCAGCACCAAGGCTTGTATTTGCTACCGAAGTATTAATCTTGTCTATAGTCGGCGTTGTTAGGGTTACGCTTGACTGGATGTTGGATGTGCCAACAGAAGCTGGACTATTAGGAATAGCATTTAATACGCTTGAGACGTAGAAGCTTTCCGTAGTAATAAGGTCGCCAGCGGTAGCGCCAGTAGCAAGGACCACGGTTGTGCCGTTTGATGCAGTGTAATCGGCAGAACCCAGCAAAACTCCGTTACGGAAAACATCTATATACCCCACTGTATAAGAAGGCGGTGTGAATGTAGTCTGTCCAGCGGTCGCCGTAAATTCGGTTTTAGTTCTATAAGCTGTAGTTGTTACGCCTGTTACTGGAACGCCAAGATAACGGCATGAGATGTTGCCTGTACCAGATGGAGGGGCAGTTGTGAAGTTAAGCGTGTTACCAACTACACCATAAGTAGATGGATCTTGAACTACACCAGAAACCACAACCAGCACGTTAGATGTGCCAGCAGGAGCCACCGACATTGTGAAAGCCGTAGTAGAGCCGTTACCGCTAAATTGGTCGGTAACAAAAGCCGATTGGTATATGGGGTTTCCGATGTATGGCATTTATTGTTTTACTTCCATTAAAGTAATCATTCCAACTGCTCCACCAATACAAGTAACAATAGTATTTGTATACGCTGCACAATAAATAGTATATGTAGTGCTTCCTGTAGTTGCTGGGCTATCTAAATATTGTAAATGTGACCTGCCCCATCTAAATACGTTATTGGAAGTGGACGGGTTTGTAGAAGAATAGCCTTCATCGTAAGCATTTGTATCTGTAAAAATAGCCGAACCACCACGATAAATTGCTAGCCCTGCTCCATATGCTCCCGATCCACTTACAGCTAGAGGTATAGAAGTTGTTATATATATTTTGCTGTTGGAAAATTGAGGTGTAATTGTTGCAGCTATACCTGTAGTTGCGTAAGATGTAGAAGAGTAAGTAGTAGACGTATTACCAGTACCATAAACAAGCTGAATAATACTTCCAGCGGGCATAGCACTAGCTGGTAAAGCCGTAGCATTCGTTAAGTTAATAGCTGATGGTGTACCTAAATTAGGTGCAGTCAGCGTCAACGGAGCGTTTAAGCCATTTTGGTTTATCGTGGAGATAGCCATTATTATGCCTTTGGATACTTATCTTTTACTGCTTTAATTTGTGCTTTCCAACCATCATAGCCTTCATGGTAAAGGGTATCAAGCTGGTCTTTAATAGATGGATATTCTACATGGCGTTGGTACTTATAAGCTTCTGGGTCACTCCATGCTTGTACAGCATCTAAGTCAATTTCTACTAAATTACCATCTTTGTCAAAAGCACCAGCTTCATCTGAGATAGTAACAACTTGTGGATAAAGTGCATAAATTGCTTTATGGCTCATGGTGTAACTTCCATAACTGTGATGGTAGAAATATAAGTTCCAGTTGCAGCGTTGTTTGCATTTAAACCGTTTGCGTTTACGTTAGCAGTTGAACCGTTATTATTGGAAATATATGGTTGATAGGTAGTTGCACTAGTAGTTGCTGGGCTATCTAAATAATTTATTACAAGATTATAAGTATCGCTTACATCGTTTACACGACCAGCACCTGTGGTTGCTTGAGTTCTAGAACCTGACGCAGTACCAACTGCACCAGTCAAAATTGAACCATTTCTATATAAAGCAACAGGCTGAAAAACAGTAGCAACAGAATTTCCACAAACAATATTAGCAGTTACCCATATTTTATTAGATGCGGAAGTTGGCGTAATAGAAACAGACAAACCAGTAATTGCTGTATAAGAAGTTGACGTTGTTGAAAATAAAGTAGTAAGCGTTGTTGATTTAACTTGAACTACTGCGCCACTGGAAGGGGTTACCCATGTTGGAGGTGTGCTTGTACCAGTAGATTGAAGAACTTGCCCAGAAGTACCATAAGAAGGACTTGTACCTACACCTAAAGCACCGTTTGCATTTAAAGCTAAAAGACTTGTACGAGCAGAAGTACCGCCGTTATAAAGTGTAATGCCATCTGCTGCACCAGCAGTAATACGCCCATTGCCTGTTACATAATCAACAATAGTTCCGTCAACAAATGAAGCACCAAAAGAACCAACGGCTAAGTAACCGCCAGAAGCTGTAATATCACCAACAACAGATGGGCTTTGAGACAGAGCTGCGTAAGTAGTAATTAAACTTGTGTACTCAACCCAGATATTGTTTGAGCCAGCTAGTGGGGCAGATGTAAAAGTAATTGATGATCCACTAACTGAATAGGCCGTACTTGGGTTTTGGATGACGTTATCAACGGCAACAATCATCTGCGTAACAGAAGCTACTGGGCGAGATAAAGTAAAAGTTACAGTTGAGCCATTACCGCTAAAGTAATCAATAGCGGGGGTAAAACCTTGGGTCTGGACTGTATTACCAATAAATGCCATATTAGACCGCCGTTAGAGCTGAAACCCAACAATCACAGGATGTGGCTGCACTGGCTAAAACATAAAGCGAATCGCCCGTTATCAGTACAACCCTATTGCCTTGTATGACTTCCAAAGAGCCCCCAACAGGTACAGTAGCTTGATAAACCAAATAGTAGTTCACTGAACTACGGGTAATGTAGGCGCTAACTGTAATTGGCGCTGCGCTGGTGTTAGACAAAATTAAACTAGATACGGCTACAGTTCCTGAAGCAATAGTAGTAATGACTGCTGAACCAGTAGTTGGTACGTTTTTATACGCATACGAAGTGTTTGAATAAGTTGCCATGTTAGCCCATCATAAAGGATAAGAAGTACGCTTGGTCTACAGAAGCTGCTGAATTTGTTGCCCATATAGGAGCTGCGGTAGAGCCGCTAGAAGTTAATATTTGACCAGCACTGCCATATAAACCATTAAATGCTACAGCGTTGTTGTTATTGATTGTAACTGCATCTGTAGTCTGTGAGTTAGTAACAAGGTGTATAGCATTAGAACCGTAAGTACCGATTGCTAAATCTGTAGAAGCAGCGGCTAAGTAAACGTTTCCAGCAGCGCTAAAAGCTCCAGTACCAGTAAAGCCGCCAGAGTTAATACCAAACTCACCAAAGTTAGTGTTTGCCGTGCCGTTGTTATTTGATACGTTAAAGTTGGTTGAAGCGTTAGTTGCAGAGCTGGTGTTTTGTAGAATGACTTGGTTATAGCCAGCCGTTGCATTAGCAAACGAAGCAATGATGCCTGTATCTGTATAGTTAATTGCAGAACCAATAGTTGCTACACCATTGGCATCATAGTTTATAGACTTTTCAGCTGGGTAAGTAACAAAGACAGTTTTGGAACCTGTAGTAAAAGAAACCAAACTACCGCTATTAGAAGAAGCGAGTACAGTAGTACGAGCAAGAGTAGAACCGGTAGTTGAGTACGTGCCAATACCAACCTCCCAATTTGCACCGCCTTGGTCTGCGATGGTGTAGAAGGTTGTGTTACCGTTTCCGATGACGGCAAAACTTTGATACCCAGTGACCGCTCCACCCAGCGTAACAGAACCCGTACCAGTAGTGGTCGTAGTTTCTTGTACACGATCTGCTAAGACTAACGCCATGTTAGCCCCCTATTAGCCAGCTGCGCTGAGTGTGTAGGTTACGTTAATGGTATCGCCAGAAGTTACTGTTTTGGAGCCAGCAGTAAATGCACCAATACTAAACAAAACACCTGTGGTATTGTCAATTGCAGTAGAGCCGCCGATATTAATAAAAGCACCATAAACAGTACCAGAGCTAGTCATTGAAAAAGTAACAGCTGCGGATGTAGTCAATACAGATGGGTTAGCAGATGTCGCTGAAGAAAATGATGGAGTCTTACGAGTGCCAGAATAAGTAGGGGCATTAGCGTTACCAACTTCATACCAGCCCGGATGTGAAGACTGAGTATCTGAATAAGCTGGAGTAAACGTAGCAGAACCGTTAGCGCCACCTAAACCCATAACAACAGTACCACCGCCTGTATTAGCAAAATAAGAGTTTAATAAACTTTGGCGACCTACGTTAGTAGTCAAGTTTTCAATAGTGTCAGACCACTTCTCAACGCCGTTAGCATCAAAACAAGTAAATGTGTAGACACCTTCTAAACCAAAATTATCAGCTGAAGCACCGCCAAAAGCAGCACTAGCTCCAACGCTGTCACCAATTTTTGTAATCTCATCACTCATAAATACTCCTAATCTGGACTGCTATAGTTAATACTACTAGTGGTAGTACCAAGGGTTAAAATTGCGGACGAATAACTCGCCGTTGGAAATTGCACGGTAAAGCTAGTAGTACAGGTCTTGTCCGACCCAAAATTTAATACAAAACATGCTGCTCCAGTAGTAGCATTGTATACTAATGCCCCCCTAGCGGTAAAGGACGCTGGGTTCCAAACTGCGTTTTGGAAAGACACGTAAGTGACGTTGTACTGGTTATTTTGGGTAGGTGGTACGGAGATAGTCAATACTTTGCCCCCAGCTGTATAGCCGGTTCCTACTACTTCATTAGTGGTTGTGTAAGCCGTAGTCTGCTGCCCTAGGTTTGCCAACGCATTGTACAGGGCTATTTTATAAGTCCCGGTGGTAAAGTTTTCATTACCGTTTAGCAAATTCTGCTGAAAAATTGTGCAGGAAGTCTGGGTAATCATGAGACCACATTACCTTTAAGATTAATATTAAGCTTGGTCTGACCGTCCCTGTAAGCATCACCACGATCAAGACCGTCACAGAAGCGTCTAAACTCTAACAAAGCCTCATTATATTTTTGCTCGTAGTATGCCACTAAGTCCTGCTCTTGCTTCATAAACAGCATAGCTTCACGCATAGCGCCATAGAAAAGAACGGGGTCGTAGTTATCGCCAAGCCAGCTTGTGCCAGATGCATTAGATACCGTAGATACAGTAACTGTAAATCCAGAACCGGTAGGTCCTAAAGAAGAGCAAGACAAAATGTCTCCTACAACATAGAAATTCCCACCGAAAGTAATATTACAAGAAGTAATTGCGCCACCAGTAATAACGATATCTGCTGTAGCATTGGCTCCTGAGCCTCCTGTTAATGGAACGTTTTGGTATACACCGTTGGTATATAGCGATCCTGCATTAGAAATAGATGAACCACTAATTTGACCTTGCACAATGGTAGGTGGGTAGTAGTAATAGTGCATCTCTACTGGATAGGATTGGTCTGGCGTAGGAGCTACCATCAACGTCATTTCGTTAATATTGCTGTATTGCGAACCAAATAGCGCATAGTACTTAGGAGTGCCGCCCGGAGTACCTTGATAGGTGGTTCCGTTACTAGTAGCAAAAGGATAAGCCTGACGCAAGAAGTTAACATCTTTGTTAATAAGATAGTTATACATGCCTGTAGTTGGGTCAATCACAGCCACAGAATAGTTAGCCAACCAGTCCATAGGCAAAGAAATGTATTGGTTTCCTGCGGTCATAGTACCGGTTACATTTTTACGTAATGACGGTACGTTTACGGAGTTATATATACGAGTTTCAGCTTCCTCAACAAACGTGGGGATATTAGCCACGAACAGCTGTTCAGTGTTCTCGGCGTAAGCTTGAATCGTGTTATATAACGTTTCGTAATTCATTATGCCATTGGACCTCTAGACATACGACCTTTAGTTGCAGCCCCAGCACCACGCATTTCAATACCATCAGTCTTAGGACCACGAGTATTGTTACCAATAGATACACGCATAGCTGGCATACCGCCCGGAGTTACTTCATTTGCTTTCATGGTATTTGGGTCAGTTGCATAGCCAACACCTAAATCAACATCTGATGTTCCAATAGCTTTTCCAGACATTTTGTGTGGTTTAGCGTAATCTTCAGCGGATTTATTATCTTTTGCATGACCAGTACGCATAGGCGAGCTGTTCTTTTTTGTAGGTTTAATTTGGGTTGCCATATTAACGACCTCTTGAGCTAGACTTCTGGTTCATAGCACGAGCCATATTACGACCCACAGCTTTCATTTCTTTACCAGTTACGCCGCCTTTTTTGAGCTTGGAAAGGTTAGTGCCTTTGCCGCCCTTGTGTTCTTGAGCATCATGCATTTTAAAAGCTTTTTTAACAATAGCTTTATCTTGCTTGATATCTTCTTTCATGCTTTCCATTTTTGCCATTTTACTGCTCCTTATGTTGTTACTACAGTTACTGTGCCTATTTTAATCGCTAAATTCAAATCATTGGGACTAAATGCATCCGCAAAACTTCTTGGACCACCCACTGGATTCCAGCCCCATTGAGTCTGTCTGCTACCGTCACTAGGATATCCGGCATTATTTACACTATTGCTAGCATTAGGATTGACATACAATCCCGTGCTTCCAGATGAATAATAGCTGACATCCGGCCTTGGATCCCTAACTCCTTGCGGGTCATTAACAGGATACAAACCTAGTTGTAACTGTGGCTGATCTGGATCCCAGCAAGTTGGACAAACCCTAATATTAAAAGGTTTTGTCTTAATAATCTCAATTTTTAACTGATGCAACTTATACCGCTGTCCGCACCGGTCACATTCGGCTATCGAGTGCTTACCAGAAGCATACTTAGATGCGGTCATAATTACCTAGAATAGAACAAATTACGGGGCACAAACCGTAGGGATGCCTTTTCACGGTCTTCATCAGCAGCTAATTGGAACTGTTGCTCATAATCAGCCTTTAACATTGGTACTCGATTCATATCAATATTAGGTAACTTCATGGATAGGTAATAAGCCAATCCAGAGGCCATAGCAGGGATAAACCGGAATGGGATATCCTCGGTATTGATACCGGTTCCTGAGTCCTGTATACGGCGCATACGGTAGTAAATGAACGTGTATTGAGTGCCAGATACGCCAGTAGGCCAGATATTGATATTAGGCAAGTAATTGTTGTATACCAAAGATCCTGCTGTATGCGATGCAGCAGTTGTGTTATTCATGCCACGGTAGCAGTTAAGCAACTGGTTAGCATTACCGGCTGCTGCGGTTCCTAGGTTTTGGTACAGAATGGTTTCACCGTCAATATTGATGTAGCCTTGACTACGCATATTAGCTGTAGAGGTTACATAGATAGTGGTATCTGTAGCGCCAATAGGGTATCCGCTAGCCAAAGTTGTTACTGGAGATGCGTCAACGTTTCCAGATTGACGATCAATCCACACTTGAATAGGACGTCCTTGAGCGTTCTTAGTAGGAAGATCTAAGTAATCATCAGCAGAGATGCGGGTAATATTGATATCCACTTGGTTTTGACCAGTACCCTGACGAATAACGTGGTCGTATAGGTCAATCGTATCTACAGGAATTGGATAGCTAATCTGCCCGCCGTTAATGTTGATAGGAATCTGACCTTGCTCAATAGTCCATAAGTTGATTCCACGGTTAGCCCACTCAATAGTAAGCATATTAACGCTACGAGCAGCCGTTCTAAAGTCGTAACCAGAACGGGATTGCGTACCGCAACGCTCAAAGGCTTCCTCAATGAGATCGCCCATGTCTAAATTAAACGATGCGGTTCCGGATGTAGCCATTACTTAGCCTTTTTAACAACTTTAGTTTTCTTTTTGGCAACAGTTTTTACTGGAGCTTTTGGCTTACGAGTGGTTGCTTTCTTTACTTGTGGACGTGGCTTAGGCTCAAACGGTGGAGTAATTTGAACTTGAGATGGACGTGGTTCTGCAGGAAATGGCCAAAAATCTATTTCCTTGTCAGTAGCAGGACCAAATCTACTAATCGCCCACTTAATAAAGTTTTGTATGCGCTTAATCACTTTTTTAAACCTTTTAAGGTTTCCGCCAGTCTAGCCCGCTTACCCATCGTACCGGGTTTCTTTGCAGCTGCAGCTAGTTTACTGGCTGGAATCTTTTCGCCAGACTTAACACCTAAAGACTTGCGTAATGCACCGGGTTTTTTAATTGCCTTTTGAATCCATTTTTCAGCCATTATTTTTTCCTTGCAGCTCTCATGTTATCAACTAAGTTAGGGTATGGTCTACCAGCAGCTTTAGCCATTGCTTTTGCACTAGCCTTTTTAGCTTCTGATAATTTCTTAGGCTTACCTAATCCTTTAGGACGTGGTTTATCCCAGACCTCACCGCCTTTTTTATAAAGCGTCACATCATTCGGATCATCTTTCCGAACAATAGTTTTGCCTTTAGGCATCTTTGATGGGCTCATAGCTCCCATCCCACGAGAGGAGCGCATTACTTGTGCTTCTTGCTCATATAGCCACCACCGCACATAGCTTTTACGTGCTCGTGATGCATCTTGTGGTCATTGCCGCCATAGTGCTTGGCAACTTTTTCTTGCTCATGCATATGGTCGTGGTCTTTGCCATAGTGATGCTTTACGTGATCTACGTTGTGTTTGTGTTCCATAATTTTCCCACCTTTTTTCATAGCTGCAGGCGTAACTACATCGCCCATTGGATTGACATTAGGGATATTTTGCTCGGTTGTACCGAACATTTTATAGTCCCGTTCTGCTTCTTGACGAATACCACGCTCTTTATTGGCCTTCATGTAGGCCTCACGCTTGGCTTTCTCTTTACCGGTTTCAGAGTATGGCATGATTATTTGCAATGAACCAAAGGACCATTACCAACTGTGTTACCAGCCATCTTTGGGTATTTAGTTTTGGTCTTGCCACGTTCTGCAATACCATCAATGCTAGGAGCGCCAGTCTTAACTTTGCCCATAGTCATTGGACCCATTGTTTCTTTCTGTGATACTTTTTTGATTCCCATAATAACTCCACCTTCTTTAAATTTTTTGCCTTTATCGGCAGTTGCAAAATCCCGTCCAACGGACTGGGGTATTCCTACTTTCTTAGCAAAAGCCTTGTTATGGGCTACTGCTTCCATTAGATTATGCTGCTTTTTACTTACGCTTGGCATTATTTATGTCCTTCAATAAAGCGGTCAAGCTTTGCTTCAATACGGTCAAATCGGTTGATAATTTGGTCCATATCGTTGCGAACTTCTGTTTTAGTAATGTAATCACGAGCAATTTCCTCACGGGTTTTGTTTAACAAAATGGTGATGCGCTCTAGACTGGAAAATTTTTCTTTAAAAAAGAAGCCCATAATTCCCATTACCAGAGTTAAAGCTGCACTCCAAAAATGAAGCATGTAGTCCATCTTAACATTTCCATTTTCTTAAAGACTTATTGATTCTGCTATCAGGATCATTAGCAGTCTTTTCCGAAGTTAACTTTTTCTTCATACCAGACATACGTGCGCAAAAAGACTTCTTACGTGAACCGCCTTCAGGTTGAGGGGCTTTTAAATTCATTCCCTCTTTTTTAGCGGAAGCACGTCCTTTAGCGTTCAAACCACCGCTAGGGCTTTTACCTTCTTTGCGCTGCCATGCAGGTGTCTTAGCCATGTTAGCTACCGTTAGAAATTAGCTTGCCAATAACAATAACACCAGCCGCAATAGTTCCAGTATTGGTATTTAGTTGGAACTGTAAATCTGTTTTTTCTGTATAAGCAAATGGATTGGAAGATCTATTTACCGTATAGATTGAAACAAACGGTTGCTGCAAAATGGTACGTGTTACGCCAGTAACGTTATCACCTGCTTGCACTTTGTAGGTAACAATCGTAGAACCAGTATAGCTATTTGAAGTATTAACCTCAACCCAATCTAAATAGAAAGTATTGCCAGCCGGTACAGTATAGATTGTGCTTTGAGACTTACCAATACCAGCGTTAATTTGCGCAAGGATATTAGTAGTCTGTTTTACAGTAATTGTTCCAACGTTTGATGTTTGACCAGATGCTACGCCAACCATATTTAAGCTGTTAACCCTAAAGTATTTATTTTGAGTTGTTACGCCTGTTGTTCCGTTTAATACAACTACTTCAGAAACTGGGTTAAAGTTTGCATCCAACCCATTGATAGTAAAAGCTGCGGGCGACACATCAGTTACAGAGGTGCTAGAACAGGTTAAAGTTGTGGCTGTAGTTGGATAAGTATAAGTTGTAGCGTTTTCCCAAATAGGAATTGCAGTTGCTGTTACGCTTGTTTGGTAACCAAAAAGACTTACAACACTATGACCAGCAACTTGACCACGTGCTACTTGTAAATCAAAAGGCTCAGTTTGACCTGAACGGGTAATTGACATTACCGAATTGTTAGTGCTCGGTATTCCACTTGGGCTTTGTGCCATATTAATCTCCTAAAGTTATAAAAAAGGGCGGTGTTAAGGACACTCGTTTAAGCGCAACGACCTTCAGCTGTGCGCCCCATTTATTCGATTAATTAGTCAAAGTTACCGTATGGGTAGGTTGTAGCATTACCAATGTTCAAGTCTTGCTGGATGTAACGTAAAGAAACTGCAATCTGACCAGCTGAAACAGTAGTCAATGAACTGCCAGTAATCTTTAGTGTTACAACAATTTGGCTAAACCATGTAGGCTGTTGACCGGGCTGAATGTTTTGAACATCTTGCAATGTACCATAGCAGTTGTCTAACTGAGTGCCAGTAAAAGTACAAGCTGTACGACCTACTGAAGTAATAGAACCAAATGTTGCATATACGCCAGCAGAAGTAGCAAACTGGTTAGAAACGTATGGTTGAATTGCAGTAGCAGTTACACCGCCACCAGTTGGCAATGTGCCAACGTCAATATCAACAGAATAAATGTTTGAACCTTGTGGGATCAAAAAAGATACACCACGATAAATAGTGCCTGAAGTATCAGCTGTTGGAGCAGTCGCAACGGTAGGACCATTGGTGCTGTAGCTACCACTTTGTGGTGTCCAAATAGTTGCTGGACCGTTAGGAATGTTTCCAGAAGAAACAAAAGTACCAGATGCGCCACCGTAGTTAGCGGTGTTTGGTGTTGTTACAGCAAAATCTAAAAAAGCTTGTTGAAACAAAGCCATGTAGCCAACGTCACGTTGTGGGCCAAAACGATTATCACCAGATAGAACTGGACCTTCAAATGTACTACGTCCCATAATGGACTCCTTATGCAAAAGTACCTATCCCGATCTTTGCATCGTCTGCTGGGGCAGTGGTGGAATAGGCGAATCACCCAGATGTTGTAATTCTACATCAAAAATTGCATTTGCAAAATGTTTTAATATACAATCGGGCAAATGAACAAAAACCTCACGAACCAGGTTCAAGTCCTATACAACCGAGCTTTAGCGCTAAAAAATCAAGGACAAGCACAGGCATCTTTAGCCGAGTGCGACAGAATACTAAGCATAGTACCAAAGCAGTTTGACGCCTTAATCTTAAAAGGTATTATTCTTGGTGAACATGGTAAACAAATAGACGCACTTACTTTTTTTAATGATGCGTTAAGTGTCAAAAAAGACCCAGCAATTCTTAATAATAGGGCAAATATTTACCAGCAAATGAAGCAATTTGACCTTGCTATGGAAGATTATGACGC